CGATGTAAATATAATGTTGTCATATTCATAATCATGGTGTAGTATATCAGCTATTTGTTGACCGTTATCGTTAATTTCAACCAGTGTATATGCTTCATTGTAGTTTTTTACAACATTATGAATAACTTCTGGATATATTAATGGGTCGATAATATTGTTTTTATAACAAGCAACGACTTCATATGGCACAGAAGCAACATCAATAATAACAAAAGCAGAAGCATCAATACCAACACCACGAGAAGTGTCAACAACACAGAAATACACACCATCTTTTACTGGTTCTTTATATACTGTCAAACTTCCTTCATAATGCGTAGATATTGGAGTAGTGAATGCTAAAGCACGTAATGTATTTGGTGATATGAGAGTGTTAGCAGAACCAAGAAACTCAGCTTCAAATTCTTGACGGAATTGATCTTCGCTTGTATTTGCAATAGTTTTTTCTCGCCAATCTTCATCTCGCCCTGGAACATCATACCAATTAACTGAAAAGTTTGCATATTCGTTTCGCTTTTCTACACTATTAATCCATATTTTATAAAACAAATCAAAACCGTTTGGTGTAGAAGTAATAACAACCTTTGTATTTGTACCAGAGATAATTGTAGGATAAACTGAAGTAAAGAAATCATCTTGTATATTACGAGGCACAAATGCAAATTCGTCTAGATATAGGAAGTTAATAGAGTAACCACGAATTGCAGAAGATGCAGTGGAAGCAGCAATTATCTGACTACCATTCTCAAGCTCCATATTTGTTTTATTCCAAACGACCACGCCCTGCTGTAACCATTTCGGGAGATATTCGAACGCTCTCTGAACACGAGCAAGTATCTCTCGGGCAGTAGATAGTTTATTAGCAAGAATCGCTACCGTGTACGACTAGTTGAATAATGCATGCCATAGTACAACTGCTGCGGATGTGGTCGTTTTACCAGCCTGACGGCAAGTTTTTATAACTGTAAATCTATTATCATCAATCATATTAGCCATTTCTTCTTGAAACGGATACATTTCAAAATTAATAAGACCACGATCTAGATTGATAATTTTTACATATGTTTTAATAAAATAATTGATGTCTTTAGAACACTTGATAACTTCTTGGACTTGTTCTTCAGTCCATTCAATCGGTACATATGCTTTTTTTAAATTGGGATTAGCAAGATAATTTTCTGACATTATTTCACTTTTCTATTGACATTAATTTTAAACGTAGTATAATAGGTATTGTACCGCGTGAATGATTATTAGTTATTATCTTTGATTAACTTCATTAGATCACCTGTAGAACCAACATAAAGAGCGTTAGTAACATTCTGAGGGTTATCTTTCTTATCTTCTTCTTTAAGTTTCTTTACACTCTTTTGAAGTTCAAGAAGGTCTTTATTTGCATCCACAATTGTTTTCATCATAGTAGAAAGAACTTCGTATGCGCGAGGGGATTCTGATGTAGATGCGATTGAAGATAGGTCAGCGATAGATTGTTGTGCGCTTGAAATAATTTCTTTTAAATTTTCTCTCGCATAATAATAATCATCCATCACCTCATCACTACCATTTGGTATTATTTTTATTGGAACAATTTCTTTTGTTTCATCAATGGACTCTGCTATTGTTTTTGTATCAGATGGTAAATTGAATATTGATTCCATATTCTTTTCAAGGTTTGTTTTCATTATGAATTTTCCATATTGTAAGGATCTTGATCTATATTTGTCGAGAAACCATAATCAGAATTAGCACTTATCGCGCTTGTTGCAACAGATAGTGAAGCATTAGCAGATGGTGATGTGAGTGGTGCACCATTAGCATATTGAGCTACACCTACTGTTATTTTTTCAACTTTATTACCAGCATCGGCTGGGAGATCATCAAATAGATTTGTAATGGCTCTTTTGATAACACCTTGACTAAACACTGGTCCATATATATAGGCTTTCATACTAAAGTTCAAATTATATATTAATGCTCGCCGTGTATCAAAGTCGCCTTCATATGTGTCTTCTATTGAAACATCTTGAAGAACAACAGGCGCATCGACAACAACATCCATCTCAGGTATCAAGCGAATATTTGTTGTAAACTCTGGACGGAAGTATGGTAAAATTTGTTCTAGTATTTGTGCCCCATCGTCAGCATTCTTAACAAAAATAGAAAGCATAATATTTAAATCGTATGGAACAGGTGTATACTGTGTATTTAATTTATTTAAATCAGAATTTTTTAAATGAGCGTTCTGTAATGTTGAAGCGAGTTTTCTTTGCGGTGCATAAGCCATACTTACAATTTCAAACCCAATACGAGGTAATGTAATACCAACATTTTGTTCAAGATTAGGGTCTTGCTTTAAACGAACCAACCACTTTTCTTTTGGTCCATACGCAATAGGAACTTCAATTGCTTGTATACGTTCTCCAGCAGTATTCAATCTTGCTATAATAATATCGTTGAAAAGATTGCCAAAAGCGATTATATACTTACGTATTGTACCGTGGTAGTATTGTCCAAACATAATTAAAACCTGTCATTTTCAGAAAATGGATTCGATTCACTAAAGTCGATTACAGAACTTGAATTAAATATTGGGTCTGATGTAGAATAGTATTCGTTGTTTGCAGTAGGTTGCGTTGCTTCAATTCTAAACTCTTGTAGAATAGAACCACCACTTTCATCCAATAACTTAGTATCATCTTCAAGTAACAACTCATAAAATAACATATCTGTACTATACTTATCTTCAATGCTATCAATGTATGCATCGCCTGTATCAAGTTCTTCACTGCTGTAGTTAAATATTTCACAACGAACATCATATGTTTGCAATCTACCTAATTGATAGAAAACAGCTTCATGCTCTACAAATTTTATTTCAAAAAGTTTACGAGAGAATGGTTCAAATATAATGTCGCCTTCCATTGGTCTATTGGAAGTAATGCTATATCCATCAGCAGTTGCTGTTTCAAGAACAATAGAATCTGTAGCACCGTCTTCACTCAGTCTTTGTCTTGATGGAGTTGTAGTGCTTGCAGACTCTAAAAGATAATTATATCCAACTTCTGTTGTCAACTTTTCTGAGCGAGCTTGATCAAATCTTTTTTTAGCAACCGTAAATGTTATCTGATCGTCTATCTGTAGATTAAATTTGGAAAGAAAATCACCTTGACCTTCAAATCCCTCTACACTTTTAATATACATCTCAAGTTCAATTGCATCATCAAATTTTGACAATGTGTCTTCACCAAATAAAGGATCATCACGAACAATTGTTCTCGGAATATATTTAAGACTATACCCAGTTTGTTTAATGGATTCAATAATTAAATCTTCAACAAGATCCTGTTCTCTACCATAAGCATACTGAGTAAAATATTTATTCGTAGGCATGCTATCATCCTACCATATCAGATACCGGAAGAGAGTAAGAAGTAATCATTTCTTCTTCAAGTTTTTGAATTTCTGCTTCACCATCATCATATATCTTTTGACTATTAAAAGTCAATCCTCCTGGCATTTGCATTCCTTCAAATTTACTTAGATTAGAACCCCATTGACGTTTAATCATAGCAGTTGCATAACGAGATAACCAACGGTCACCCCAAACATCTGTATAAGTTTCTGGGTCTGTTATTGAATAGCAATCAACAATAATATAATGACCCAATAGAACATCACTATCCCAGTCCATATCAATATGGAGCTTGTCAACATGACGGTTATATCTTATGGGTTTTTGACCTACAAATAATTCTTGAAGCATACTCACATGTGTCATAGCCGTGACATATGGAACATATGAACTTGCAGAAAGATCAAATAGATCGTTTAAGTGAATCTGATAACGTATGTTAAACAGATTCGAGGATTGTAACGCTTGCCCGACTGGTAAGATAGTATTGATTCCTATGATCGACTCTGGAATCGTGATGTACCGATTGGTCTTGTCGGCAGCAGTTACAATATGTTTATGTAAAACACGCTCAGTACCATCGAAATGATAGTCTTGATAGTATTTTAACGCTTCGTCTATGCGGTCCTCAACCTGTTCGTCATCAACATTGATATCGATAACAGGGGAACCAAGCCTACGAAGGCAGTATTCTTTGAATGCTTGTCTAGAATTAGGAATTGCCATGAAAAAACTCCAGTCATTTACATCTATTTATAAACAACTGGAGCTCTCTTTTTAGGATAATATTTTATTATGAGAAGTAAGGAATCTTATAAACTGTTCCGCCAAGATTTATTGATAATAAACCATCTGGATTTACAAGAGCTTCATCATTCAAAGCAACATCATCTTGCGTGGTTGTAATAGCACTAGCACTAGAAGTTACAACTACGTTAGCAGAAGCAAGTCCTGGAACAATCGCAGCAATGCGAGAGTTTGTATTTGCAAGAGCTGCTTTAGCCTGTACATCAGCCGTTGTGTAGGAAGATGTAGCAAGTTTAGTTGCAATCTGTGTATTAGTGTTTGACAAACGTAAGAGTGAATTTGCTTCTGTTGCTTTTAAACCTAGAGCGGTGGCTGTTGTAGCAGCAAAGTCTGCATCGTCACCAAGTGCCGCAGCCAACTCGTTCAATGTATTCAAAGTTGTTGGAGCAGAGTTAGCAAGATCAGCGATAGATGTATCAACATACAATTTAGTAGCGGCATCAGCATTAGCGGATGGAGTACCAAGTTCAGTAATCTTATTACTGTTCATGTCGAGGTCATCACCAAACTGAACAGCAGTGCCAGCACTATCGGTAATACGCTTACCACTTAGAAGTTGTACAGTACCTTTGAGTTCAATATTACCGCTTGATGTTGTTAAAGTAACATCACCACTACCTGTGCCAGTCATGGCAACACCAGCAGCACTTTGTACCGTAGTTACACCAGTACCTAATGTTTTAATCGTGATAGCTTGATCGGTGTCAGCAGTAACAGTAATCGTTCCAGAATCATCTTCAAGAACTTTTGTGCCGTTGATATATAATGATCCTGGTCCAACAAATACATCTTTCCATTGCATAGCCAAGCTACCAAGAGAGTACGTATCGTTAGCAGAAGGAATAATATCACGAGCAGAAATAGTCGTTATAACTGTATTGGATATTTTTGTATCAATTAAAACTTTTTGAGCTACGTTGTTAGCGTTAACTGCGCTTGTCAAAGTAGTAATTTGAGAATTGGTATTTGCTAATGCAGCTTGTGCTTGAATTGTAGCATCCGAAGGAGAACCAAATCCTGTAATTGTAAGATCAAGTACTGAAGAATCTGGACGTGTAAATGAAATAGTATCATTTGCATTAGCCCAAGAAGCACTACTTACACCTACGCTTGCAGTAGTAGATTCGTTGTTTTGTATTTTAACAAAGCCTTCGTTGATCCTTGTGCGTCTAGTTGCAAAAGTATCTGCGGCTCCAAGAGATGCAATTTGTGTCATTTAGTATTTCCTTTGAAAATCAAGCACTGTTTTCATTTATTTATAATTATTTTGCTCTGCCCTGATTGGTAGATCCGTCTGTTAATGGCTGTATGCCGAAGGCTCCGTAGATAATTTCTACACCGCTGGCGTTCATATCGGTGTAGCCGCCTCTATGTTTCCAACCTGTCGAAACAAAATCGCCACCAACTCCACCTGATGTACCAGTGGATTCACCGATCGCGCCTGTAGTATTCATTGCACAATACCAATCTGTTTCGTTTGCATTTACTGGATCATTGTAAGCACCTGCATGGTGTATCCAACCGATTGTGGAAGTTGTTGTTTTCTTAGCAAACAATGATCGTGGCGCACCACCAACATTTAAAAATGGCCCTGCATTTCCATTCCCGCCATTGCCTATATAACTCCCAAACGAATACGGTCCGCTGTTCGCCCAATAATATGCAATGTATGTTTTAGTATTGTTATTAACATTACCCCAAGTTCCAATGGTAAATGCTGTTGTCGTTGGATCAGTGCTATTAAATATAGCAGTTAATGTAGACGCAGGATCATTTGAATTAAGTGTCATATATTTTGTATTCACAACACTACTGTGCCAACCAATGCGTCCCATTGAACCTTCGGTTCTATTAAAAATTGCACCAAATCCCGGCACAGTGTCTAGTGCCGCAGGGAAACTTTCTGCATGAGCGGAGCCTGTTCCTGTGTATGCTTTAATCTGGAAGTAGCTACCCACATAAAAGCACTCTAAAAGATATGTTCCACTCGCCATACCAGACGGAATTGTAAATGTGGTTCCTGTTAAGTTTTGGTCACTAAAGGTTGAGGTGTCCTCTACCGTGTTTGTATCCCAAAACTGGAATTTATTAGCTCCTTTTACAGTATCAAATACATACCAGCCGCCTGTAGAATCTGTACGTTTCAGCCTTACCATCGCACCACCAGACACAGACTTAGGTAATGTGACTGCTGTTGTTGCTCCGTTGCTGTGGCTTATTCCAGCTTCGATGTAATATTCATCTTCGTAGTTGGCTACTGCAGGCTCTGGTAGGTTGTGTGTTGCTATTTTTTTAGCGTTTGTTGGCGGTGTATGAGCATATGAGCTTTGTCCTGTATTTAACGTATAGACAGCAGTACCAGTTGATTGACCCTGAGCTAGTGCTACTGTAATTGAACCTGTTATGCCGCTTTCATAAGGATTTGAATCTGCATTAGGGTTTCCGCTTGCTTCATACGTCCCGTTTTTGTGAAACCAAATTTTACCGCCTCTAACAAAAAACCCTATGACATCACCTGAGGTATATGAGTTCACTGAGGAATCTGAACCGCCTCCAAATGGATATGCATAACCGTTGTCTTGGTACATAAACAAATTGGGTGCGCCATTTGAGTCTGCTTGTTTAAACATTCTGGCTAAACCTATACCAGAATTGCCTGCATCAGTGTTCAATGTTACTTCAAAATAATATCCATCGGTGTCTTCTGGATCAAAAAATATAGTTCCTTGGACGTTTTGATCGTTTTGAGTAATTCCACAAGTTAGATTTCCATTGCTAAATGCTTGCGTAGTTGTAGAGTCGATAGCTAAAGGACTAAAAGTACAATAATTACCATACTCATTATCTGCATCATTCGTCGGGGAATCTGAGGTGGCTGTGATTGTGCCTGTCTTGGTGAAGTGGTTTACGCCATCTCCCCCTTCAAACATAGCAAGTTCGCCCATCGTGCAGTTAGCACCGTCCTCACTAGCTGTGATGTTTA